ACAGGCAGCATTGGTAAAGTGCTGATCATCTCTCCCCTGTCCACACTCGACCGGGTGTGGGGTGACGCTATCTTCATGGGCTTCCCTGACCGCAAGGGCGTGGTGCTGCACGGCACGGCTGAACGCAGGAAGAAGTTGCTGAGAACAGATGCTGACTTCTTCATCATCAATCACGATGGTTTCCCAATCATCGCTGACGACACCGTTGGCATGTTCGATCTGGTCATCGTTGATGAGGCTGCGGTGCTACGCACCCCCGGTACGACGCGGTTCAAGGTGTTCAGGAAGTGGATGGACAAGAACCCAAACACACACCTGTGGCTGATGACCGGCACACCGACACCCAACGAACCGACTGATGCGTGGGCCTTGGCGAAGCTGGTTGATAGTCCGTACTGCACTCAGACTTACACAGCGTTCCGCGACCAAGTGATGTATAAAGAACGCCAGTACCGTTGGTTGCCCCGCCCAGGAAGTGTTGAGACTGTGTACCACATCCTGCACCCAGCGGTGCGCTTCACACGTGACGAGTGTTTTGATCTTCCTGACACTATCATACAGACAAGACAGGTAGACCTGACACCCGACCAGAAGAAGCACTACGATACCATGATGCGCCATCTTATGACTGAGGTATCTGACGAAGGCAGCACGATCACTGCGGTCAACGAAGCGGTCAAGGTCCAGAAGCTGGTTCAGATCGCCTGCGGTGTGGCTTATGATGAAGATGGTAACAACGTCGAACTCGACTGTTCACCGCGTGTCAACGCTGTGAATGAGATCATTGAAGAAGCGGGGCAGAAGGTCATCATCTTCGTCCCGCTGACCGGCACCCTCTACATGCTTGAGCGTGAGCTGAGCAAGAGATGGTCAGTTGCTGTGGTCAACGGCGCGGTCAGTTCGTCTGAGCGTTCAACCATCTTCAAGAACTTTCAGGATGCGCGTGACCCGCACGTGTTGATTGCGCACCCTGCTACAATGGCTCATGGCTTGACACTTACCGCTGCCAGTACTGTGATCTGGTACGGACCAGTGACAAGCAACGAGCAGTACGTTCAAGCTAACGGACGAATTGAACGTATTGGTAAGCGTAACGTGTCGAACGTCATCCACATTGAAGCCACTGCGCTTGAACATAAGATGTACGAACGGCTCAAGGGGAAGCAGCGGTTACAAGGACTGCTGCTGGAATTGATACAACAAGCGAGGTAGACAAATGGCAGAACTAACAGTTGACCAAGTTGTCGCTGGGTACATTACCCTGCGACAGCGGAAGCAGGCAGTCGAACGTGAAGCAGAAGAAAAGGTCAATGACATCAAGGCAAAGATGTCAAAGATGGAAGCATGGCTTCTCGAACAGGCTAACGTGCAAGGCGTCACGTCCTTTAAGACCAACCACGGCACAGCATTCGTGACCACCACGGACTTTGCCAATGTGGCTGACTGGGATGCGGTGCTCGTATACATCAAGGACAACGAAGCGTTTGATCTTCTTGAGCGCCGTGTCAGCAAAACCGCAGTGCGCGGTTACATTGAAGCCCGTGGCGCAGTGCCATCAGGCGTGAACTACGGCACCAAGTTGGAAGTGAACGTACGCAAACCGACAGCGAAGGGGGACGGGTAATGATAGGCAAATGGCTGCTACGCATGATGCGTAACGCAGAGAAGGAGGTGTACGGACCATCGGCACCGGATAGGCCGAACCATCTGAGCAACGCACTGTACAATGGCCAGCCGGTCGTGTCGGTGTTCCGCATCTCAAACGGGTTTGTCATTTCCCACAGCGACTATCACTCACATCAGAACACCCTGGTGTACTGCAAAGAAGTCAGTGAGATCGGTGATCAGATCATCACGCTTCAAGCGCGGGTCGCAATGGGTGTGCCCCCTACTGTGACTATCGGCGCTAGCGGTGCCATCAGTGGCGGCAGTGGCGGCATGGCTAAAGTCGCTCAACCACTTAAATATCCACGCTCATAACAGGAGAAACCCATGAGCAATCTTATTCCTGCTAACGTAAAAGTCCCGGCGCACCTTGCGGCGCGTATGGGTCAGCCCTCTGCCCTGGCACAAGCCCTGGCTGGCGGTATCTCTGGCGGCGGTGGTGAATTCCCCCGCATCTCCATCAAGGGGTCACGCTTCCGCATCGTTGAAGACGGTGCTGAGACTGTGCTTAACCAGACGCAGCTTGATGTGGTCATCGTCGGCGCTAACCCCCGTCTGTCCAAGGCTTGGTATGCCAAGGAATGGAACAAGGATAGCGAACCGCAGGCGCCTGACTGCTACTCCCTTGATGGCGTTGGCCCCCACCCGGACTCAACCAACCCGCAGAACGACCTGTGTGCCAACTGCCCGCACAACGCATGGGGTTCCAAAGTGACGCCCAACGGTCAGCAAGTGAAGGCTTGTGCCGACAAGAAGCGTCTGGCCGTGGTTGCGGCTGACGATGCCACTGGCCCTGTGTACCTGCTGGAAGTGACCCCGGCTGCGCTGAAGGGGCTGAACGCCTACCAGAAGGAACTGTCTGTCCACGGCATCGCGCCTGAGATCGCACGTACCCGCATCTCCTTTGACACGGATGCGTCCTTCCCGAAGCTGAAGTTCGGGTTCGGCGGGTTCTTGGATGAGGAAACCATGGGTGCGGTTGATGACCTGTTCGGGTCGGATAAGGTGAAGGAGATCACTGGTGAAACTCAACCTGCTAAAGCGGCGCCGCCCCCGGCTCCACGCTCTGCTCCCGTTCGTCAGGTCGCCCCTGCTGCACCAGCCCCAGCGGTTGAGGAAGCTGGGGAGGAAGCCCCGGCTCCGGCTGCTGCGGCGCCCAAGCGCGGGTTCGGTGCTGCCAAGCCTGCCGCTGCTACTCCTGCTCCGAGGGCTGCAGCGCCCAAGCCTGCTGCCAAGCCTGCACCAGCGGTGAGCAGCGGTGTCGATCTGGCAGATGAGATTGCCAACATGATCGGTGACATGGGAACTGATGATGCCTAACAACCTCGATTTCTCAAAGATCGAGGCGTTGCGCAAGCACATGCTTATTACCACCGGGGAGATGGCTAGCTTATTCGCTGTCTCTCGGGTGACGTACTATGGCTGGGTCAGGGGGCAGACTGTCCGGCCAAAGAACGCGGATAAGGTGTTATCGACAGTACGTGTTCTAGTGTCGATTGTGCGCGAACACGGGTGGCCAACACCCGAGGTCCTTGGTCTGACACAGCCAATGCGCAAGCACAGGTTGCTTGCTCTGGTTGCCCAGTATCAATAGACTAAGGAGGGGGTTTTTCCCCCTCCTCTTTGGGTAGGATGAAGGTAGGGGTAGGCCATGGATACGCTTGAGTTTCTTCGGCGGGTCCTCCCGTCCGAGGGCTATGTTGTTTCAATAACACTCAACAAAGGCCAAGGACCGAGGCAGGGATTCCACAGTGACATAGCTGCGCTGGCAAGCAACATAGACGCGCTGAACGGCGCCGGTAACAACGTGTACTACGCAGTGGCATCCTTTGTTGACCGCCGGGCAGGGCGTAAGCAGGAGAATGTCCACCTGATCAAAGCGTTGTACCTCGACATTGACTGCGGCCCGGACAAACCTTTCCCGCACTGGAAGCAAGGGCTTCGTGCGCTAGGCGAGTTTGTTGCTACCAACAAGTTGCCGAAACCTATGATCGTGGCATCCGGTAACGGGCTGCATGTGTACTGGGTATTGGATCGTGAACTCACTCACGATGAGTGGATGCCATTGGCCATGGGGCTGAAGGCTATGATCCCGACTGAGGATGGTCGCGCACTGTTCGACCCTGCGGTACCGGCTGATAGTGCCCGGGTGCTGCGCCCTGTCGGCACCGTGAACCCCAAGGGTGGTGGTGAGGTTAAGCTGCTGATCGACGCTGATCCTGTCAGCGTTGAGGATATGACAGCCCTGCTGGTTGGTACTGTCACTACCAGCACCACAGTTATACAACCCGCCCGCTCATCCCTATTGGATGCCATGGCGGTGAAGCAGGACTTCCCACCGGCCAACCCCGATACGGTCATTGAGAAGTGTGCCCAGGTCGCATGGGCAGTACAGAACCAAGACAGTGTGCCTGAGCCCCTGTGGTATGCCCTGATGGGTGTGGCCGCGCACTGCTCGGACCCGGAAGAAACGGCCAAGGCTTGGAGCCAGAACCACCCAGGCTATGATGAAGGCACAACCCTCCGCAAGCTGAATCAGTGGCGCAATAGCACCACGGGTCCGACCACCTGCACTCGGTTCGAGCAGGAACGCCCTGACGGGTGCAAGGGTTGTAAGTTCTTCAACAAGATCACGACCCCCGTAAGGCTGGCCATAGAGTACGCACCGGCACCGCCGCCGGTAGATACGCCAGAGCCCCTGACCATGAAGCCGCCAAGGCCGTTCAAGTGGCGCGAAGGGGGCGGGCTTCGCATCACCCTAGATAAATCCGACGTGGACGTATGCACGTTCGATATATACCCGGTCAGTTATGGTAGAGATGAGTCCCTTGGGTATGAGACAGTGCGCTACCGGTGGAACCGCCCGCACGTTGGCTGGCAAACCCTGTCGTTCCGGCAGTCACTCCTGGCTGAGTTCTCCATCAAAGACTTCGCTATTACCATCGCAGATCAGGGTATCGTTCTTCCCACTAAGAAGCAGACGGAGCTATTTCAAATGATGTTGCGGTCCTACATGGAAGAACTGCGGCAGCTTAAGTCGGTGACCAACCTGTACGCCACCATGGGATGGAAGCAGGACAATGCCGAATTCCTTCTTGGTGATACGTTGTACAAACGCGATGCGAGTGGTTCCGTAACGACTGAGACTGTGAGCGTCGCACTCGGCGCGCAGCGCATTACTGAGAACTTGTATGAGACAAGCGGCACCCTTGAGGCATGGGTCAACTTCACCTCTGTATTAGAGAAGGCTACCATGTCAGCCCACAAGTTCGCGCTGTGTGTAGGGATGGCAGCGCCACTGTTTAACTTCACCGGGCTCAAGGGGTTGACGATCAGCCTGTATGGGCAGACCGGGGCAGGTAAGACCTTGGCGCAGCTATGGCAGCAGTCAGTATGGGGCGACCCGGTGCGGTTACACTACACAGCCAAGTTCACGCAGAACGCCATGTTTGCCCGCATGGGGTTCTACAACAACCTGCCGGTCACCATTGACGAAGCCACCATGCTGCCTGCCAAGGAGATCGGAGACTTCCTTTATTGGGTATCACAGGGGCGTGATAAGGCCCGGCTGTCCCGCTCCGCTGAGGAGCGTGATGCCAAGACATGGGCGACCATCGTAACCACCTCATCCAACCGGTCACTGGCCTCCATGCTGGCAGCGTCAGGGCTTGAGACTGATGCCCAGATGGCGCGTCTGTTGGAAGTAACAATCAACCCGCACCCCCTGTTCACGCGCAATACCAACGCAGGGCAGAAGATGTACTCATTCCTCAGCACCAACTACGGCTCAGCCGGGCGGGTCATCATCCGCCATCTGCTGGCGCTTGGGGAGTCGGGTATCATGGCGGCGCTTGAACACCACCGAGGTGTGTTCAACAAGCAGTATGGCGCTAAGTTTTCCGGCAGTGAGCGGTATTGGGAACAATGTATCCTGTGTGCCGACCTAATGGGTAAAATTGCTACGGAACTTGGGCTTATCCAATTCGACTATAAGGACGGTACAGCCTACGTGCTGGCTCAGATCGGAGCAATGCGTAAGTCCGTGACTGAGAACCATGCGGATGCCTTTGACATGCTGACCGAGTACCTGAACGACCAATCGCACACGGCGCTGACCGTGACTCACGTGACCAACCCATCTCAACAAATCATTGACACCAACCGTATGCCACGGGGTGAGGTGCATATCCGATACGACCTATTCCGCCCTAACTCGGGGGCGCCGCTCAACGATGGTTTGATCACCATCGACCGGAGGCACTTCAAGAAATGGCTGGCTGCGAGGGGCGGTGATTACCGCTCACTGGTAGAAGAAATAAACCAGCAGGGTATAAACGCCACCCCGCAGTCCGAGAAGGGCTACCTTGGCCGGGGCACCAATATCAAGCTGGGTCAGCAATACGTGCTGGCCCTCAGCGTCAACCACCCGCGCCTCATTGGCATCCTAACCAATGAAGAAAACCGGACGATCAACGCTCACCTCAGTGTTATCCAAGGCGCAACACCCTGACCTAATCGATCAGGGCGTCAATAAACCCACGGATGTCTTCCTGCGCCGCCCTTGGCGCAGCCCGCAGTGCGCGCTCACCCGCTGGCCGCTGAGCCTCACGCAATGCCCTGGTGTTACCGGTTGAGAAGTTCCTGATTTCCAGTGGGGTGCCACGTGTGGCGTTGTTCCATTCGCGCACGTCATTCATGATCTCACTAGCCGCCTGCGTATCACCGCGCAGGGTAGCCTTGATCCAAGCGTGACGGAACGAAGCCACGGCTTCCTTCTGGTAATCAGTGGTGCGGTTGGCGATACGGATAACATCGTACTGGTTCGCCGCTTGTGTGGGGTAGAAACCCGCAAGCCGAGTGATGATGGTAC